CCGTTCGCGATTTTCCCCCCGGTTCCAAAACAATTGTCGCTGTTGTGGTGTTGATATTTCGGGACGTCCAAGGCAGACGAGGTTTTGCGGGAAACCGTGCTGTTTGAAGTTCAATGTTGATCGCGAGCGGGAGCGGCATAAGAAGCTTCGCGAATCAAAACGGTATTGGGTCAAAAAAACTTGCGTCTCTTGTGGTGCGCATTTTGTTTCTCAAAGGAAGCAGACGAAAAATTGCTCGCCGCAATGCACGATCCAGTATAACGAAAGTCGTATCGCGAAGAATCGTAGCAGGAAGCTTAGCTATCAGTGTGGCGCATGCGGAAAGAGGTTTATTCCTAAGGCGAAAGGGCGAACCGCGTATTGTGGTCGAGAATGTTATTTTTTCATAAAGACTCACGGGACTTACGCAAGGCAATCTGTTGGCGATTTCAAGCCTTGCCGTGACTGTGGGGAATTGATTCCCCCAACAAGCACCGGGAGGTCTAGCGTTGCTAGATGCGCAAAATGCCAAGGGTCAGTACGGCGTGCGGCCACTCACCGCAATCGGGCGATGCGGCGTGCGGCAACGACGGCCAATCACGTTGATCCCAAGTATATCTTCGATCGCGATTCCTTCAGGTGTGGAATTTGCGGCAAGATGGCAGACCAACGCAAGAAGGTTCCGCACCGCCTCGCGCCCGTGATCGATCATATCATACCCATCGCTCGTGGCGGAACACACGAATCGACAAATCTTCAGTGCGCACATTTTTCATGCAACAATAAAAAAAGCGCTGGCGACGGCGGCCAATTGAGGTTGATAGGCTGATGGGACGTAGAGGACCAAAGCCCATGAGCGCCGCGCAGCTTGAGCGTCGTGGCTCGTGGCGTGTGGGCTCGCGTCGAAAGGCGGAGGCTAAGCAACGTGCCAAAAAAAAGCGCAAAGCGCCCGCTGTCCGCATCCCCGCCCCTGGGAAACTCTCCGAGCTCATCAAGACCGTCCCGAACTTCGATCCGTTCATCGACGCGGGCGATTGCCACTTCGACGAAAAGAAGGCCCGTGCGGCGATCGACTTCTTTCATAAGCGTCTAGTCCTGGTCGAGGGCAGAGATTCCGGAAAGCCTTTCATCCTGGCTCCCCACCAGCAGGCCGAGATAGCGAATCTCTACGGCTGGCGGAAACCGGATAAGACGCGCCGGTTTCGAGAGGCGTACATTTCTGAGGCCCGCAAGAACGGGAAGACAACTCGCATCGCCGGAATGGTGCTCTACGAACTGGCCGAGCCGGTCGAAGAGGGTTCGCAGGTTTACTCCGCGGCTTCACGGCGGGATCAGGCCAAATTGGTTTTCCGGCAGGCCGCACAGATGGCGCAGCGGGCTCCGTCGATCAAGAGTGCCTTGCGTGTGTGGAAGCATTCGATAGTCAACATCGCGGACGAAATGACTTCCTACCAGGCGATTTCGGCGGAGGCCACGGGGGCCCATGGGTACAACCCGCAGTTCGTGGCGATCGATGAATTCCACCTCCAGGAGTCCCGCGACCTCTATGATGCCCTGAAGTCGGGCATGGGCGCGAGGGATCAGCCGCTTTTGGTAAGCATCACTACCGCCGGTCATGACCGGGAATCAATCTGCCATGAAACCTATCGGCACGCGAAGGCGGTCATGCGGACGGACGATAGCCGGGTTTCCGATCCTGGATTTTTCCCTGCTATCTACGAACTGGGCGAGCAAGAGGACTGGACCGATCAATCCCTTTGGGCACAAGCCAATCCGAATCTGGGTGTGACAGTAAAGCTCTCGTTTTTGCAAGAAAGCTTCCTCAAGGCGCAGTCCAATCCGGCCCTGCAAAACGTTTTCCGGCAGCTGCACCTGAACCAATGGGTCCAGCAGGCCGTCCGGTGGCTGGATTTGCGTGAATGGGACTTGTGCAAGAATACCGATCCGCCGCCCACCGGAGTCAAGGCGTTTGCGGGCCTGGACCTCGGCATCAGCCGGGACCTTACCGCGTTTTCCGTGGTCCTCCGAGTAGGGCAAAAGTACATCGTTCGGCCGCACTTTTGGATTCCATCCGATAATCTCGAAGAGCGGGTACGTCGTGACCACGTGCCGTATGACCGCTGGGCAGCGGCCGGATTGGTTACACTCACTCCGGGCCGGACCACGGACTACGGGATTGTTCGGGCCGGGATCAACGAAATAGCAAAACAGCACCGCGTAAAGCAGATCGGCTATGACCCGTACAACGCTGATCAGCTCGCCAGGGAGCTCGGCGAGGGCGACGGATTTGAGATGATTCTGATCCGCCAAGGGTTCATTTCCATGTCGGAGCCTTCGAAGCTGCTCGATAAGCTCGTGCTCGACACGAACCTTCACCACGACGGGAACCCAGTGCTCCGGTCCCACGCTGAGAATGCGGCGATCCGCAGAGACCCGGCAGGCAACATCAAGCCGGACAAGGAATCGGCTACCGGGCGCATTGACGGGATTGTTGCCACGGTGATGGCACTGAAGCTCGCGTCAATGGACAGCGGGAAACGCAGCGTTTATGCTACGCGCGGGTTGCAGCAGGTATGAAGACAACGACGATTGCCGAACTTTGCCTGCTCGCCAGTATGGGATTGCTCTCATGGTTCCTTGCTTCAGTCGATTGTCACCGCTGGATCATCCTACAATGGTCAGCAGGATTTGGGCTGTTTGCAATTTGGGTTTTTCGTAGAGTGCTGAACTCTGATGGTTATTGAACGCCTTTTTGCTTCTCCACGTCGGAGCTATCGCTCCTCCCCTGAAAATCCATCGACCAATTTGTCCGACCCGGATTCGTGGCTCATTGACTACATGAACGGCGGGCCGACCGCTTCTGGAACGCGGGTTAATGCGCAGACGGCGATTCGGGTGGTGACGATCAGGACTTGCATTGTCATTCTTTCTTCGACCATCGCATCGCTACCTCTGATTTTGTACCGCAGGACGAAGAACAATGGCCGTGAGCGTGCGACCGAGCATCCAGCCTATCGAATCATGCACAGTCGGCCGAATCCGAATCACACATCGTATACGTTCCGTTCCGTCGTGGAGGCCAACCGCAACATTTACGGCGACGGATTCGCTCAGGCGATTTACGCGAACAATAATCGGCTCGTGGCCGTCAATCCGCTCCAATCGGGTAGCGTGTCAGTCGAATCTGTCGGAGGCAATATGCGCTACACGTACACTACTGGCAAAGGAAGCAGGATCATTCCCCCGGATGAGGTTCTGCATTTCCCGGGCCTGAACTTTGACGGCGTTCGCAGTCAGTCTCCCATTGATACGTGCCGGGACGCGATTGGCCTCGCCATGGCTACCGAAGAGTTTGCTTCGCGGTACTTTTCCAACGGCCACGCCTGGGGCGGAGTGCTCGAACATCCCGGCGCACTGGACGCCGATGGCATGCAAAACCTACGCGAGTCGATGGCTAAGCGTGGTCAAGGACTCGGCAACGCCCACAATCCGCTGATTCTGGAAGAGGGAATGAAGTGGAAATCGTCCATCAACAATCCCGAAGAATCGCAGGCGCTGGAGACTCGTGAGGCTCTTGTTCGCGAAATGTGCCGCATCTATCGAATCCCGACGCACTTCGTAGCGGTGGAACACTCCGAGCCGCGTTCGAATGTGGAACAGGAATCGCTTGAATTCGTCATTTACACCATGCAGCCGATTGCGGTTCTCTGGGAGCAGGAACTCAATCGCAAGTTGCTGACCGCCTCCGAGCAGGACGACTATTACTTTGAATTCAATTTCGATGGCCTCCTTCGCGGCGATTCGAAAACACGCTCAGAAGTGCTCGTGAGCAAGGTGAACAATGGCCTCATGACCCGCAACGAAGCGCGGGCCATCGACAACATGGCGGGCATTGATGGTGCGGATGAGCTAACCGCTCAATCCGCGATGGTGCCGCTGTCGATGCTGGGACAGAATGCGAAGCCAGTCGATTCTCCAGAGCCCCCTGATCCCGAAGAGGAACCGAAGGCGGAGCGTGACCTATCCTTTCTCCGCCCGACGTTCCGCGCGGCGTTCCAGAGGCTTGCGGAAAAAGAGCAAAACGCCATCGACGCCGCCCGCAAGAAGGCAGAAAAGAAGGGTGAGGATTACTATGTCTGGGTTAAGAAATTCTACGGCGATCACGTGGCCGCGGTACGAATGGTTTTAACGCCGCTCGTTGAAACTGTCGGGCAATTGCACACGTGGGCGCCGGAGAAAATCAGCAGCACCGTGGAAACGTGGTCCGCTCGCTATGTGTTCGAGGCGGTAGAGGATGCGAAGTGGACCGAGCCGGAAAGAATTCGGGAGCGGGCAGACGCCGCGCTTCAGGAGGTAGCAAATGGAACTTGAGAAACGAGTAACAGCGCCCGGAACACTGCGGGCCATTCGCGCCGATGGCGACAAACCAAAGCTGGCGGGCTACGCGGCCGTCTTCAACACGCTCTCGGAAGACTTGGGCTGGTTCAGGGAAAAGATAGCCCCCGGCGCTTTCGCTCGTTCACTGCGTGAGAATGCCGACGTGCGGGCGCTGTTCAATCACGATGCCAACCAGGTGCTCGGGCGGTCCAAAGCGCACACGCTTACGTTGTCTGAGGACGCGGACGGCCTCAAGGTGGAAATCATGCCGCCAGATACCGTCGCGGGCCGCGATACGGTTACACTGGTGGAACGCGGCGACGTATCCCAGATGTCCTTTGGGTTCATTACCCGCAAGGACGAAT